ATGAGTGAGCGTACCGCACCAGAGGTTTCTTCAAAATCAGGACTTCAAGTAAAATCAGTTTCACAGCCATCGAGCAGTGGACTAAAAATTAAGAGTATAAAAAGAAGTTAATAATTTAAATAAATAAAATAATAATATTATGGCAGGACAAGTATTAGCAACCCCAGGGTTTGCTTTAACACCGAGTTCCGAGAGAACTCCAACACCGCAAAACTATTTAACCAATGCAGATTTTAATTGGTTGAATCAGTACTTACCAGATACTTACGAAAAAGAATTCGAAAGATATGGTAATAGAACAATCTCCTCATTCCTTAGAATGGTAGGAGCAGAAATGCCTACAAACTCAGACCTTATCAAATGGGCAGAGCAAGGTAGGTTACACACGAAATATACACAAGTTGGTACAGCAGCTGCAGCAGGCGCTAACCAAGTTGTATTTCAAGTAAATGATGTATTAGACCCAGCAGCAGCTCAACAAGTAATCAGAGTAGGACAAACTATTGTAGTTGTTCAAAACGATGGTTCAGGTCTTAATAAGGCTGTGGTAAGTGCAGTTAATAATGCCGGTGGAGCAAGAGGACAGTTTACAGCTGACTTTTACGAAGCAGCAGGTTTAGTAACTGCAGGTACTGGAGTTGGTAACTCTGACGTTACAGTATTCATTTACGGTTCAGAATTTAGAAAAGGAACAGCAGGAATGGTTGGTTCATTAGAAGCTAATGACTTCATATTCGACAACAAGCCTATTATCATTAAAGATACTTACACAGTATCTGGTTCTGATATGGCTCAAATTGGTTGGATTGAAATCACTACTGAAGATGGTGCAACTGGTTACCTATGGTACTTAAAGTCTGAGCACGAAACTAGATTAAGATTCGATGACTTTTTAGAAACAGCTATGATTGAAGCTGTACCCGCAGAACAAGGTTCGGGAGCAGATGCAATCTTAGGAGGGACTAACGCAGGAGTTGGAGAAACAGGAGCTGGTTCAGATGGTATATTCTACGTAGTAGGATTAAGAGGAAATGTTTGGGATGGTGGAAATCCAGTAGCCCTAGCTGACTTTGATTCTATAATCAGTAGATTAGATAAGCAAGGATCTATTGAGGAGAACGTTATTTTCCTTAACAGACAATTTGGATTTGACATTGACGATATGTTAGCTGCACAAAACTCTTACGGAGCAGGTGGTACTTCTTATGGTCTATTTGACAATGACGAAGAAATGGCTTTAAACTTAGGATTTACAGGATTCAGAAGAGGTTACGACTTCTACAAGACTGACTGGAAATACTTAAATGACCCTACAATGAGAGGTGGACTACCAACAGGAGCAACATCAGGGAGGATTAATGGTCTTCTAGTTCCAGCTGGTTCAACAACTGTTTATGACCAAATTCTTGGTAAAAACGCTAAGAGACCTTTCTTACATGTTAGATATAGAGCTTCAGAAACTGAAGACAGAAGATATAAGACTTGGATTACTGGTTCTGCCGGTGGTGCTGCAACGTCTGATATTGACAACATGCAAGTAAACTTCTTGTCTGAGAGAGCTGTATGTACTTTAGGTGCAAACAACTTCTTCTTATTTCAAGACTAGTAATTAAATATTAGGGGCGTAGCAATGCGCCCCTTTTTTAAATAATCAAATTAAATTAAATCAAATGAAAAAAGAAAATACTACCCCAGAAGTAGTTGAGAAAACTGAGATGAAACCAGTGGCTCAACCAAAACCAAAAAAACAATCACCTAAATTTGTTGACAAATCTTATAAGCTTAAAAGAGAGGTTGCACCTTTATCTTTAATCTTAGCCTCAAGGCACACTAATAGGTTTCCATTATTGCATTTTGATGATGAGACAGGGACTAACAGACCTTTAAGATATGCGAGAAATCAGAACAGTCCGTTTCAAGACGAGCAAGATGATAACGCTATTATAGAGCCAGTAATATTTGAAGATGGATTTTTGTTTGTTCCAAAAAATAATCAAGTACTGCAAAAGTTTTTACACTATCACCCAGGCAATGGAAGGATATTTGTGGAGATTAACAAAGCTAAAGAAGCTGCTGTTATTGTAGAGGATTTAAACTTAGAAGTAGATGCTCTTATTGAAGCTAGACAGCTTGATGTTGCTCAAGTAGAGAACGTTGCTAGAGTTTTATTTCAACAAGATGTTACTAAAGTAACTACGGCAGAGCTTAGACGTGATATATTAATATTTGCTAAACAAAACCCAGGAGGTTTTATGCAATTATTAAACGACCCTATGTTAAAGCTTAATGCTACAGTGCAGGATTTTTTAGATAAAAGCTTAATTCAATTACGAAATAGCAAAAAAGAAGTGTGGTTTAATACTCCGTCTAATAAAAAGAAAATGTGTAATATACCATTCGGAGAAGACCCTATGTATATTATGACATCTTACTTTCAAAGTGATGATGGATTAGAGGTATTTAAACACTTAAAAGCATTAGCTAAAAATGCGTAACTTTACAACTTGTTTAACCCATTAAAAACTTTTTATAAAATGGAAAAATTTATCAAAATTACAAACGCTCCTATTACTAATGCGTTAATTAGTGTTAACGGAATAAAGTCAATAGGTACTGCAACTGCAACTGCTACAACTGTGGTAATTAAGTATGCAGACGGAACAGCAACTACAGTAACAACTGCAGCACAAGTTGGTCATGATGTTTACACAGCTATCCTAAATGCCACTGAAGGTGCTTTAGTTACAAGTTGGACAAACCCAATGTTTTCTTTAGCTTTACCTAAAGCTGTAACAAGTATTGTAAATGCTTAATTAGTTTAAGTATTGTACTAAAATAAGAAGAAGCGCCCAAATCAGGGTGCTTTTTTATTTTATGTATCTTTGTGTAAAGATTTTCAAATGATAAATTCAGTAAGAAATACTGTGCTTGCAATTGTAAACAAAAATAACTATGGATATATATCTCCTAGTGATTTTAATTTGTTTGCCAAACAAGCGCAATTAGATTTGTTTGATGAGTATTTTTTTAATTATAATCAGCAAATTAATGAGGAGAATGCGAGAGTGTCAGGAACGGGATATGCAAATTTAAAATTAGGATATGAAGAGGTAATAGATTTTTTTTCTGTGACCGCTTTTTTAACTCAACAAACCCTTAATACAAGCATATACTCTTTGCCTTCTGTTTCAACGACAGGTTCAGATTATTATTTGTTAAACAAAGTATTGTGTTTTTCTGCTGGTAATTTATTAGGAGAAGCTGAGAAAGTAACAAATGGTAAAATAACTTTACTTAACAATTCATTGCTTACAGCACCCAACACAACCTTTCCTGCTTATACGCAACAAGGAAACACGGTGACTATTTTTCCTACTACAATTAATAGTGGTCAAGATGTTCAGGCAGAATATATAAGATACCCAAAAGATCCTAATTGGACATATATAACACTTTACAATGGAGAACCTTTGTTTGACCAAACAGCTGCGGATTATCAAGACTTTGAATTGCCTATAGATGATTCAAATGATTTAGTGGCAAAAATTTTACAATACGCTGGGGTTTCAATTCGTGAAGCAGACGTGGTTCAATTTGGATTAACTAATGAAGCGCAACAAGATCAACAAAAATAATTATGGCTTATATAAATCAAAAACAATATTATACAAACAATAGCGTAAATCCTACAGATAGTAATTGGGGGTCTTATCAGTATGTTTCACTTACCGATATAGTGACGAACTTTTTATTAATGTATGCTGGAAACCACGCATTGGTTAATAATGTTAATAGGTTTAAAATATTGTTTCATGCAAAACGAGGAATACAAGAATTAAACTATGATGCTTTTAAAGAAATAAAAGCTTTAGAACTTACTGTGTATGATGATTTAAGATTTGTTTTGCCTTCTGATTTTGTGAATTGGGTAAAGCTATCAATGTTTGAGGGAAATACGGTAAGAGAATTGGTAGAAAATATTCAAGTGCAATCTGCTGTTTCTTATATACAAACTGCATCATCTACATTTACTTATGATGCGGCTAATAATGTTAACACTGAAACTTCTGAGATTGACACATCAAGAACTAATGGGAGCTTAAATAGTATTTATTTAAATCAAAACAATGAAGCAGATGTTAATGGTAATTGTGTAGGTTGTGAAGATGATATGTTAAGCAGAACTATTGGGGCTAGGTTCGGTTTAAATACTGAAACAGCTAATTTTAATCCTACATTTACAATTGATAAAAAAGCCGGAGTGATAAATTTTGACTCTACTATGGCTAATAAAAGTTGTATTTTACAATACATCTCAGATGGTATGGAGAATGGAGATGATTCTGCTGTAAGCGTTAATAAATTATTTGAAGAATATGTTTATGCTTACATCAAATATTCACTTTTAAATAATAAATTTGGTGTACAAGAGTATATAATTAACAGAGCAAAAAAAGATAAACAAGCGTTATTAAGAAATGCAAAAATAAGATTGAGCAATATTCACCCAAGTAGATTGCTTATGAATATGAGAGGTGAAGACAAGTGGATAAAATAAAATGGCAAACGTTCAAAGAAATTTTATAGCGGGCCGTATGAATAAAAGCCTTGACGAAAGGCTTTTACCTAATGGTGAATACATAAATGCTTTAAATGTAAGGTTAGGGTCTACTGAGCAATCAGAGGTTGGTTCCGTTGAAAATTCAAAAGGTAATACAAAGCTAACTCAGCTAGTTTATATTAACGGAGTTCCATTAAGCTCTTCTGCTAGATGTATTGGAGCTTTTGATGATAGTGCAAACGCAACTATTTATTGGTTTATACACGACTCCGCATTTACTTTAGGAGCGACAGGAAGATTAGATTTAATAGTTTCATTTAATGTACAAACAGGAGGAGTCAATTATCACGTAATAAGTATTGATAATGGTATAGGAGCGCAAACAACACTTAACTTTAATTCTAACTTTTTAATTACTGGAGTAAATAAAATTGATAATTTATTATTTTTCACCGACAACATTAATCCTCCTAGGGTTATTAATGTAGACAGAAACTATCCTAATCCAGTAAACAATATAGATCAATTTGATTCAAGAGAGATTCAGGTAATAAAACAACCACCCCTTACTTCGCCTTCAGTACGATTAATTAATGCAAACGAAACAGAAAATTACATTAGTGATAAATTTATATGTTTTGGGTATAGGTATAGATACAGCAATGCTGAGTATTCCGCTACATCTCAATTTAGTCAACCTGCTTTTTTGCCATCAGCTTTTAGTTTTGACCCTTCAAATGTTACTAACTCAGGCATGTCAAATGAATTTAATGCAGCTATAGTAACATATAATACGGGAGGTTTTTTAGTAAAAGGAATTGATATTTTATTTAAAGAAGCCAATGACCCTACGATAAAGGTTATTGAAAGATTAGATAAAGCAGAATTAGGAATTAATGATAATAACTCAGCAGCTACCATTACATTTGATGTAGCTAAAATATTTTCAATTTTACCAGAAGCAGAAATACTTCGTCTTTATGACAATGTTCCTACTTTAGCTAAAGCTCAAACTTTAATGGCCAATAGGTTAGTGTACGGTAATTATTTTGAAGGATACGATTTAAAAGACGCAGCTAATAGACCTACAACACTAAGTTATATAGCTACAGGGTCTAGTGCTTTGATTAATAGATCAACTATACCCACGTCTTTTGCACAAAGCACATACACAGCTTTCTTAACGCCACCTGCCAATGTAAGCCCGCTAGATAGTAAATTGATTATGGACTTTAATGGCAGTACTCAAGATTTAATTATAGGCGCAGAAATATCAATTAATTTTGAATTTACTCATGCTCAGTGGGAGGGGGCTACAACTCCAAGTGGTACTACTCCTGTTACGGATATAGGCTTTAGGTATATACTTACTCAGGATTTTACAACTGGGACTTCAGCTGCTAATCCGTTAGAAGGTTTAATTGGGTCGGCTGATTTTAAAGCTAAATTTGGTATAACAATAAACAATCCAAGCCCAAGCATACAAACCGTAGCTAATGCTCAATCTGGCTTAGGCACAACCTTAACTGATTTAATTAATAATGCGTTAGAAGGGCAGTTAATTTCTCCACAATATGATTTAAATCAAACGGGTATAGAGACTCCAACGTCTGCCCCACCTAGTATTGGACAGGGAATTAAAATAACACAAGTGCCTGGCGACATAAACCAGCTTCAAATGCAAATACTATCAGCTCAGTATTTAGAAAATGGTGGAACTAATACGCCTGTTGAGTATTATAAATTTATTACTGCAAACGTAACTTTACAAAGAGTAGCAAACACATCTAGTTTGCATAGTAATAGGGGGTATGAAATTGGAATGATTTATATGGATAATTTCAACAGAGCTTCTACAGCTTTGGTTAGTAATTTAAATACAGTCAATTTTCCGTGTTCTTCATCGGTATCCAAAAACACAATAAACATATCAATTCCTCCAAATCAAATAGCTCCTGCGTGGGCTACACGTTATAAATTCTGTATAAAAGCTGATAAAGAAAATTATGAAGTAATTTACAGCTCTATTTACTTTGAAGCGCCAAGCACAAATAATGTTTTCTTTTTATTAGAAGGGGATAATATAAAAAAGGTTAACGAAGGTGATGTTTTAATTGTAAAAAGAGATTCGACAGGACCTTTAAATGTTTGCACTACAGCTACAGTTTTAGAATTAAAAGCTCAAATTGGTGGAGATAATCCTTTTATAAACCCAAAAGATCCAGATGACCCTAGTGTACCTTTACCTGTCCCAGGTGGTGTTTATATGAAAATGAATAACATATCTTTTGGTGCAACAATGACATCGGCAAATATTATAGATGTAAAAAAAGACCCAGCTATATCTATTGAAAATCACCGTTTTCCTTTTATGTCCTATCCTCTTTTTGATACTTCAGTTCAAGGAGTTGCCAACGGTAATTATACTTTACCAGTAGGTTCAAGAGTAGTATTTAATATTGAACAAAATAGGGATGGTAGAGGACCAAAATCAACATCTGAGACAAGAAACAGTACTCTTACTCAAGAATTTGTATGTAGTGAAACATATTCTAACTGGGAAGAATTTTTTAATGGAGAAAATGTTGAAGGAGTAATTGAAAATAATTGCATTACAAGTGATACTAGTCTTACTGGCAATAACCCTATTGGTAATATTTATTTAAATTCTGTAGCTTCGGCAGCTGGAGCTCAAGCTGGAGGTGACAGTCAAAATGATTCAGAAATGCTAGCTACCACAGCTTTTGGTGGGGATACTGATAGTCCAACTAAAAGAACCGAACTAAATGATAATAATTATTATAGGCTTTACAAGGATACGAGCACTAACAATTATTATTTTATGGTTTCAGGAACTAATGCTTGTGCTAATAGTAGTGAGGAATGTTCATCAACTGTTAGGGTAAACATTACAGTATTTAGAAGAGACAATTCTATTATTTTTGAAACCACGCCAGAGGATGCTTTACCTGATTTATGGTATGAGGGTAGTCAAACATTTTTAATTGATAGCATTGGTCAGCATTTAGGTAATGTTGTGAATCAAAATTTTACTCAAAAAGTTGCTGCCTCGATTTCAACAAATTTTAATAATTGTTTTTCTTTTGGAAATGGCGCTGAAAGTTATAGAATATTAGATTCCTCAACAGGTAAACAATTTAATTTAGGAAACAGAACTTTTACTACAAACAATACCACGTTTCAAAAAGCGCATAGGTTTGCTGATTTAACATACAGTGGTGTGTTTAATGATGAAACCAACACAAATAAACTAAATGAATTTAATTTAGGTTTAGCTAATTTTAAACCACTTGAAGAAACATTTGGTGATGTAGAAATATTATTTGCTAGAAGAGATGACATCCTTGTACTACAAGAAGATAAGATATCTTATGTGCTAGCAGGAAAAGATTTATTAACAGATGCTGGAGGTGGAGGTCAACTTACTTCTGTTCCTACCGTTCTTGGTAAACAAATAGCTAGAATTGAAAACTATGGTATTAGTAATAATCCCGAAAGTTTTGCTGTATGGGGTGAAAGTAAATATTTTACAGACGCTAAAAGAAGCGCTGTAATACATCTTATAGGTAGTTCTGCAGCTAACGAACAATTAATTGTTATTTCAGAGGCTGGAATGAGAAGCTTCTTTAGAGATTTATTTACAAAATCTTTTACTTCTCAAAAGCTTGGAGCATACGATCCTTATATGAATGAGTATGTATTAACCTCCAATACTATTCTAAAGCCTGAAGTAGCAAGATGTACAGCTTGTGGTGTAACTAGAGATATTACGATACCAGCTGGAGAAGAAGTAATTTATTGTGTTGATTTAGAAGAGCAGGAAGGGACAGTGGTTGTTAGATATGAAATACCTTTAGAGGGACCTCAAAAAATTATTACTGAATCAACTTCGCAAGACATAGTAACCGAGCTAGGGGAAGACATTGAAACAGAAGGAGCGATAGGTGTTGTAGGGTATACAATTACTGCTTCATATAATGGAGTAGAAACCACTACTGGAGAAGTTTTTACAAGTGGAACATTCACCTTTCAAAAAGATTCTACTACTGTTAATCAAGTAGTAATAATACTATCTTCTGCAGCTACTGTGCCAGACACTATTGAGGTTACAGTAGAATGCCCTTCTGGTACTTTACTTAATTTATACAGTATATGTTTAACTGATTCATTTGATGCTGGGAAATTTATACATAACGAAGCTAGTTGGTCTGATGGATTTTTAACTTCATCAATACAATCTAATTTAGTTCCATTTGGCACCGGAACAGGAGTCTTTGTAATCTCTCAATATATTGATTTAGTGGGCGACCAAGGTGTAGGGTTAATACCAACCGATGGTTCCATTATGACTCTTGGAGTTAACAAAATAAGATTTGATGATTTTGTGTTTGATACAGCTAACAATTCATTAGGTTTCCACAGAAGCGATATTATATATGGAAATAATATTACGGATATAACTGCGCTTTTAGCTTTAGAAACCACTATACCTATAAATAATTTAGATGCTCCAGATTTATACACGGGTAGCTTTACGGTTCCTGCGGTTGGAGGAAATCATTTATATTTAATTTACGATTATAGAAATCCAAACAGAGTAACGCCAGGTCCTCCATCACCACCTGTAAACGATTTTACTAGATATACACAGTGTCAAGGACCTGACACAATAGTATTTAAAGCTGCAACTGGAACTTCTTTTCCACAAGTAGCAAGACACGAAGGGGTTTGTTATCAAAAACAAGTAGCTGTTTCAGTTTCATCAAGTATACCTGTACCTACAGGAACAGAGACATTTTTGGATTGTGCAACGTGTGAAGGAGCT